CGCCGAGCTCGTCAGGGACGCCTGTCCGCCGGATCTCTCCCCTAGCAGCCCTGAACCCTGGGACTGCAGTTACAGTCGGGCGATCGCCCGTGATCGAACCCGATCGACGCCGGATCAGGCCCGACTGTTCGGCCGGCCGTACAGGACGCGCCGAGCTCGCGCCGGCGTCGACGCGACCCTGGCGCGGCTGCGCGCGTCGGGTCGGCTCGAGGACGTCGACGCCGCCTGGATCGCCCTGGCCCGTATCTCAGCCGATCAGCTGGACGGCGCCTGCAGCGACGCCGACGAATCCCGTTACACGCGCGGCGTCCTGATCGCCCGACACCTGGCGGTCCTGGATCGCCTGATCGCGAGACCCGACAGTGACACTGGCGCCGACCTGGACGCGCTGTACGCCGGCCTATCTGACGCGTCGGGATCCTGACCGCCCGACGATCGGCGCCGACGTCGCCGCGACGGCGCGGCTGCTCGGCCGGCCGCTGATCCCGTGGCAGCGTGAGCTCGTCGACGTCGCCGGCGAACTTCGCCCTGACGGCCGCTTCGCCCGCCGGTACGTCGTGACGATCGTCCCGCGCCGCGCTGGAAAAACGCTCGGGGCCCTGGCCTACGCGCTGACCGTGACCCGACGCCGGCGCGGCTCGAAAGCGTTCTACGCCAGCCACCGCCGCGAAACAGCCGCGGCCCTGTGGCGCGACGACTGGCTGGCCTGGCTGGAAGATTCGCCGTTGTGCCCGCGTCACGTTCACCTTCGCCGCTCGAACGGATCCGAAGCGATCACCTGGCGACACAACAGGTCGACGTTTCGCCTGCTGCCGCCGAACGGAAACGCGATGAGGTCGTTCGCCGCTGATCTGGCGTTCGTCGACGAGGCGCGCGAGTTCGATCTGGACGCCGGCGCCGAGCTCGAGGGCGCCGCGTTCCCGACCCAGACGACCGGCCTGGGCGGTCAGGCCTGGATCCTGTCGAACGCTGGGACGAGCTCGTCGACCTGGCTGGCTAAATGGCGTGACCTGGGTCGCGCGTCGATCGCCGACCCGACGTCGCCGATCTGCTATCTCGAGTACGCCGCGCCGGCCGACGCCGACCCTGACGACCCGATGACGCTGGCCCTGGCCCATCCAGGCGTCGGGTTTCACGTTCTGGCTGACGCGATCTACGACGACCGCGCCGTGATGACGCCTGACAGCTGGGCCTGTGAATATCTGGGATGGTGGCCCGAAGCCCTGATCGATTCGGCCCTGGTCGACGCCTGGACCGCCGGCGCCGTCCCTGTGCTCGAGCTCGGCGCCGGCCTGACGTTCGCCGTCGAACTGGACGAGCAGCGATCGACGGCGATGATTGTCGCCGTCGCCGACGCCGGCGACGGCCGGCTGGCGGTCGAACTGCTCGAACATCGCCCGCACGGATCCTGGCTGGGTCCGCGCGTCGCCGAGCTCGTCGACCGCTGGGCGCCTGGCGCGGTGACCTTCGACGCTGGCGGGCCTGCGGCCGCGCTGGCGCCGGATCTGGCTGAGGTCGCGACGAACGTCGTCGGGCTGAACACGCGCGAGACCGCGGCCGCGGCTGGGTTCCTGTACGACCGGATCCTGGCTGGCGACGTCGCCCATAACGGCGACCCGATCCTGGACGCCGCGATCCGCGCCGGCCGGCGTCGTCGGGTCGGCGGATCCTGGATGTTCGACCGGCGTCAGGACGGCGCCGGCGCCCTGATCGGCGCGACCCTTGCCGCCTGGGTTCACAGAAACGGCGCCGGCCGCGCGCCGAACATCGCCTAACCCGCAAACCCGAACAGGCGTGCGACGCTGTACGGCCCTGTAACGGCCTGAAACGGCGCGCCGGTACCGAAGTACCGGCCGGCCGGCGATCGTCGACGCTGGGTACCGAATCCGGCCGGATTTCGCCGTCGCGCTGGACAGGTCGCCCGCATTACGCCAGAAACGACAGCAATGTCATTCCGACGCCGCCGGATCGCTCGAGCTCGCGCCGAGCTCGTCGATCCGGCCGGCCGGCCGCTGAACGAAACGAAGCTGGAACGAACGATCCGCGAAGCGATCGAAGCCCGCGCTGGCGGGGTCAGCCTGACGCCGTGGGAACTGCCGATAGTCGTCGCCTGTCGACAGCTGATCGCCGACACTGTGGGACAGCTGCCGATGATCGCCTACCGCGGCAACGTGCCGCGGCCCGATCAGCCGGCGATCGTGATTCGGCCGGATCCGTTCGAGCCTCGCTGGCAGACCCTGCACCGGCTCGTCAATAATCTGACCGGCTGGGGACACGCCTGGCTGATCCCGACCGCGGCCTACGCGAACGACTACCCCGCCGCTGTGCGCGTCGTCGACGCTTCGAGGGCGCATGGCGTGTTCGATCCTTCGGGTCGGCTCGTCGACGTCTATCACGACGGTCGCCGGCTGCAGCCTGGGACCGAAGCGATCCTGGTTCCCTGGCGGGTAACCCAGGCCGGTACGGCCGGTCACGCGCCGATGAACGACTGCTTCCGCGCCGCTGAGTACCTGGCCGCGCTGTATGACATGGCGGGATCGTTCTGGGAAGCTGGGTTCCCGTCGATCGCTGTCCTGGTCAAGCAGGCCCTGAACCCGACCCAGACCGCCGAGCTCAAGTCTCAGGTTCTGTCGGCCTGGGCTCGTCGTCACGAACCCGCTGTGATCGACCGCGACGGTCAGCTGGCGCCGGTCGGGACGAACGCTGTCGAAGCCCAGCTGGTCGAATCGATCGCCGTCGCGAACACAGAGATCGCCCGCGCGTTCGGCGTCATGCCATCCCTGGTGAACGTCGCCGCCGGCGACAGCCTGACCTACGCGACGACCGAAGCTGAGTTCGCTAAATGGCTGAAAGTCGGCCTGGGCGCCTATCTCATGCGGATCGAAGCCGCGTTCAGCGATCTGACGCCGCACGGGACCGAAGTTCGCTTCGATACGACCGAACTGCTCAGGACTGACCTGGCTGCCCGCTATCAGGCCTACGCGCTGGGTGTCCAGTACGGCTGGATCCTGCCGGCCGAAGTACGCCAACGCGAAGGGCTGCCACCGCTGCCGACGAGCTCGGCGCCGGCGCCGGCGCCGACGATCCTGTCCGATCCACCGCAATCTGTCCCGCTACCGAACCCGACTGGAGCAGCCGCATGAACCGAACCCGCGCCGTCGCCCGATCGTCGGCGACCCTGACCCGACCCAGCCATATCGGGATCGCCCGTCGCGCCGTCGTCAACCGCGCCGACGACGCCGCGATGACGCTCGAGGTCTGTCTAGTGCCCTGGGGCGAAGTCGCCCGCGTCAGCGATGACGGCCTGAACTTCTACGACGAAAGCTGGACGACCGGATCGCTGCAGCCGGCCGAGCTCGTCGCCGTCTACGACAGCCACCGCCCGACGCCGGCCGGCGTTCAGCGGGGCGAACTGATCGGCCGCGCCGCGTCGATCGACGACCGCGACGCCGGCCTGTTCGCTGTGCTCGAGCTTGCTGCGACGGCGCGAGGACGCGACGCCTACGCGCTGGCCCGAACCCTGGGCGAAGTTCAGGTTTCGATCGAAGCCGACGTCGCGCCGGCCGATACGGCGTCGATCGTCCGGTCAGCTGACGCGCCTGGGATCCTGACCGGCGTCGCGATCTGCTGGCCACCGTCGTCTGGCGCGTTCGCCGGCGCGGTCGGCGCCGCCAGGTCGTCGCCTGACGATCCCGACCCTGACCCTGACCCTGAGCAGCCGACGCCGCCGGCCGAGCTCGAGGTCGGCCGCGCTCAGGTCGCCGAGCTCGTCAGGACCGAAGTCGCGCGGTTCAGTCTGGGTCGATCCGGTCAGCTGGCCGCGCCGTCGCCGTTCGCCCGCTTCGGATCGTTCGACGAGCTTCACGCCGTCGTCCGCTCGAGCTCGTCGTCCGACGCCGCGGCCCTGTCCCGACACTTCACGACCGCGTACAGCGACTACCGGCGCGCTGTCGCCGTCGCCGCGGCCCGCGTGTTCGTCAATCAGATCACGGCCGATAACCCTGGCGTCGTCCCGCCGGCGTGGCTGACCGAAGTGTTCGGGCTGATCGACCGCGGCCGGCCGGCCGTGACCGCGCTGGGCGGTCCGCGTAGCCCAGGCGATCACGGTCTGGACGTTCACTGGCCCTACTACGACGGCGACCTGACAGCGATCGTCGCCGAACAGACCGCCGAGAAATCTGACATAAACAGCGTCAAGGTGTCGTTCAAACGGGGTCAGGCAAGTCTGGACACTTTCGCTGGCGGGTCAGACGTCAGCTATCAACTGCAGCGACGGTCGTCGCCGTCGTACATGGCGCTGTACGACCGGATCCTGCAGCTGGCCTACGGGATCACGACCGAGACCCGTTTCGTCGCCGACCTGATCGCTGCCGCGACGGGTTCGGTCCCGTTCGACCCGACGACCGGCGACGCTGACGCGCTGCGCGCGTTCCTGTTCGCCGCGTCGGCTCAGGTCAGGTCTGTGACCGGCGCGCCGGCGTCGGCCGCGCTGGCGTCGACCGACCTGTTTATCCGCTTCGGGTCGGATCCGGCCCTGGTCCCACAGGCCTACGGGACACAGAACGTCGCCGGTACCGCTCAGGCGTCGACGCTGCGGGTGAACGTGTCAGGGCTCGAAATCGTCGAAGTTCCCACCGCGCCTGACGGGACGCTGATCGTCACGAACGAACAGGCCGCGTCGTGGCTCGAGGAAGGACCGTTTCTGGCGTCAGCTGAGGACGTTCAGAAGCTGGGGACTGACGTCGCGATCTGGGGAATGGGTACGACCGGCCCGTTTCTGCCGGCTGGGATCGTCAAGCCTGGCGCCGTGCTGCCGCTGTCGGGCCGCTCGTCGAAGTCGTCCTGAGCTCGAATGGCGTCGCCGTACTGCACAGCTGCCGACGTTCTGGAACGGCTGCGGATGGATCCGTCCCACCGCGACGCCGCCTACGTCGGCCGCTGTACGACCGCGGCCTGTGAACTGATCGACGACTACCTGACCGGCGCGGCCGGCGAACTGCCGGCCGCGCCGTATCCCGAACGACTGTGGCGGGCTGCGGTCGGCGCGTCGACCGATATTTACCGTTTCAAGGATCGCGAAGCCGACACCGCTGGCACCTGGGCGACGTCGCCGCGTCAGGCGCCGGCGCCCAGGATCCCGAACGACCCGCTGGAGCGATACCGCGCCCTGCTGGATCCGTCGAAACATGCCTGGGGTATCGGGTGAACGGGTTAGGTGTCGCCCGCGCCCAGGTTCACGCCGAGCTCGTCGCCGTGCTCGAGGGCGCCGGCCTGCTGCCGGCCGACGCGATTCACGCGTTCGTCCCTGACGAGCTCGCGCTGCCCGCTGTGTGGATCGTTTCGCCGTTCGGGATCCGCGAAGCCGACCTGGCGACCGTGACCGCTGTCGTCGGCGTGATCGTCGCCGTCGACGGCGCCGAACAGTCACAGCTGGCCGCGCTGGACGAGCTCGAATCGGCCTGCTGGGTCGCGCTGGATCGGGTCGGTCAGGCGCGGCTGGCGACGCCGACCGTTCTGGTCGCTGGCGGGCCGACCGTTCACGCCGTAACCCTGAACGCTGACGTCGACGTCGCCGTCAGAACGCTGTGTGTACCTGTGCTCGAACGCTCGAGCTCGTCTAGAAGGGAACTGAACTAATGGCTGATCCGAAGGTGACAAAGTTCGGACCTGGAACCCTGACGGTCGGCGAAGTCGGTACGCCGATCGACCTGTCGTGCCAGCTGATTTCAGCGCAGATCGAATGGGACAAGGACAAGGACGACGACGTTACGGTGCTGTGCGGTCAGGTTGTGGCTGGGTCGACGACCTACACCGCGGCGCTGACCGGCGAAATCTTTCAGGACGTCGCCGACGCCGCTGGGATCCTGTTCTACAGCTGGGCGCACAAGGGCGAAACGGTCCCGTTTAGCTTCACGCCGTCGACCGAAGCGGCAACGAAGGCTGACGGGTTCCTGGTCCTGGATCCGGTCACGTTCGGATCCGACGAACCGAAGGCGAACATGACAGCGGATTTCACCTGGGACTGTGTGGGCGAACCGACCCTGACCGCTGGGACGCCGATCACCCGCGGCGCCGAAGGTGTCGACGTCGACGACGCCGCGGCGTGACTACAGGGTTCAGTGTCGACGGCGCCGACCGGCTGGCCCGAACCCTGCGGACGGCGCGCGCCGAGCTCGTCGACCTGACCGCGACGAACCGCGCCGTCGCCGACGCTGTGGCAGCCGCGGCGTCGGCGACGGCGCCGCGCCTGACCGGCGCCCTGGCTGGGTCGCTGACCGTGACGAGCTCGGCGACCGGATCAGCGGTGTCGTCGGGTCTGCCCTACGCCGGCGTGATCGAATACGGCTGGGCGCGGCACCGGATCGAACCGACCCTGTTCCTGTCGTCGGCCGCGGCCGGCCGTGACCCAGCTTCGATCGACCTGTACCGGCGCGCCGTCGACGACGCGCTGGCTGGCGTGAAAGGAACCTGACGATGACAGATCACCCGCGCCAGCTGACGACGCCGCGAATCCGCGTGACGATGCTGGACGGATCCGAACACGAAGTTCAGGTTCTGAATATCGACCTTGTGATGTTCGACCGTGACAGGGCGAAGCATCACTGGCCCAGCCCGCAGGACGCGCCGTACAGCTGGCTGAACTATCTGGCCTGGCACAGCCTGACTAAGACTCAGGGCCTGCTGCCGAACATGACGCTACGCGAGTTCGAGCAGGCTGCAGCCCAGGTCGAATCGGCCGGCGACGACGACGACGAGGCTGACGCTGTGGACCCTACGACGTCGGGTCACGAGCTCGAATGATCTGTCAGATCGCTGTCGCGACGGGAACGGCGCCGTCGTCGTGGTGGGACGAGGACGACGCGACCCTGGCGACCGTGATCGAACTGCTCGAGGAACGCGCTAGGTGACATCGTGGCTGACCGTACGGCGACCCTGGCGGTCAAGTTCACCGCTGACACAAGCGACGCGGCCCGCGGGTTCGACGACGTTTCGTCGAAGGCTGGCGGGTTCCAGACCGGCCTAAATAAAGCTTCGGCCGCGGCCGCGGCTGGCGGGCTGGCCCTGGTCGCGTTCGGGAAATCAGCGTTCGACGCCGCGTCGTCGGCCGAGCAGGCTGCCGGCGCGGTGGATGCCGCGTTTGGCGATTCGGCCGGCGCGATCCACCGTTTCGCCCAGGATTCAGCCGATTCGGTCGGCCTGGCGTCGGGTGAGTATGAGTCCCTGGCCGCTGTGTTCGGCGCCCAGCTAAAGAACATGGGTGTCGCCGCCGACGACCTGGCGCCGATGACGAACGACCTGATCGGTATGGGCGCCGACCTGGCGGCACAGTTTGGCGGGTCGACGTCTGACGCTGTGTCGGCGCTGTCGTCGCTGCTGCGCGGCGAAACGGATCCGATCGAACGGTACGGCGTATCGATCAAGGGCGCGACGATCGAAGCCCAGAAAGCGGAAATGGGTCTGTCAGGGCTCGAGGGCGAAGCCGACAAGGCCGCGACGACTCAGGCGACGCTGGCCCTGCTGACCGAACAGACCGCTTCGGCGACCGGCGCGTTCGCCCGCGAATCCGACACCGCGGCCGGCGCTCAGCAACGGGCGAACGCGAAGTTCGAGGACGCACAAGCGACCCTGGGCGAAGCCCTGCTACCGGCCGTGTCAGCGGTGTCCGATGTTCTGGCGAAACTGGCTGGGTTCGTCAAGGACAACAGCGGCGCCTTCCAGGCCCTAGGTTTCGTCCTGGCTGGGATCGCGACGACGATCCTGGCGGTCAAGGCCGCGACGATGGCGTGGCAAGCAGCCCAGCTGGTCGCGAAGGGCGCGACGATGGCGTGGCAAGCAGCACAATGGCTGCTGAACGCTGCGATGACAGCGAACCCGATCGGCCTGATCGTCGTCGCTGTCGGATCCCTGATCGCTGGGATCGTTCTGCTCGTCAAGAACTTTGACAAGGTGAAAGCCGCGGCGAAGGCGGTCTGGGATTGGATCAAGAAGAACTGGAAGAAACTGCTGGCGATCCTGACCGGCCCGTTCGGGCTGGCGGTGGCCGCGATCATCAAGTACCGGGATCGGATCGTCGACGTCATCAAGAAGGTTCTGGACGTCGCGAAGCGCGTGTTCAGGGCGATCAAGGACGTCGCCGTGGCCGCGTTCAGAACGATCCGCGACGTTGTTCAGAACGTGTTCGAGGCTGTCCGCGGCGCGATCCAGCGGACGATCGACGTCATCCGCCGGATCGTCGGCGTGATCCGTGGCGCGTTCGCCGCGGCCTGGCGGGCGATCCGCGACGTCGCCCGCGCCGTGTTCGAGGGTGTCCGCGGCGCGATCCAGACGACGATCGACAAGGTTCGCAATCTGATCGAATGGGTTCGGGTTCGGATCGGTAACGCCTGGCGGGCTATGCGTGACACCGCTAAGACGATCCTGGGTGTCGTCCGCGACGCGATCCAGTGGCCTATCGACAAGGTTCAGGATCTGATCGACCTGATCGAAGGGGCCGCGTCGACCTGTTGGGACACAATGAAATCAGCTGCCGACACCGCGCTGGATCTCATGCTGACGCCGATCGAAGCGGTCGTCGACGCCGTTCAGTGGATTATCGACAAGGTTCAGTCGCTGATCGACCTGATCCCGTCGATTGATTTCCCGTCGCCGCCGTCCTGGATGAACCCTGGGAACTGGTTCGGCCGGTCGGCGCCGGCGCCGGCCGGCCGGATCCGGTACGCCGCGCCTGGCGTCGCGACCCGCGCCGGTATGGGCGCGACGAGCTCGAACGGCGCCGGCGTGACGATCAACGTAAACGGCGCCCTGGATCCTGACGCTGTAGCCCGCCAGATCGAACGGATCCTGACTGCTCGAGCTCGTCGGATCGGCGGGGTCGGGCGAAGGGCTGGCGTGCTGTGAACCCTGACTGTTACGTCGTGATCGCCGGCGAACGTTTCGCTGACACCGCCGCCGAACTGGCGTCGACGCCGGTCGCGCTGGCTGAGGTCGATCTGTCCTGGGGCCGCGGAAACACGGTCGATCAGCCACCGCCGGCGACCTGTCGGGTCGCGATCCTGGATCGCCCTGGCGGGACCGCGTTCACTGACGTTCTGGACGTCGGCCTACCGCTCGAGCTGCACGCGACCGGCGACGTCGCGAAGGGAACGCCGGTCGACGTCGCCCAGGACGGATCGTTCGAGCAGCTGGCGCTGGGTTCGCCTGGGCTGCGCGCTGTACCGGCGCCGAGCTCGAAGGCGACGCTGACCGTGGTCGATCAGCCGGCGTCGAACGGGATCCGCGCCCTACGTCATACGACGACGAGTTTCGCTGTCCCTGACAACTACGTCAGGATCCCGCCGGCCGCGTTCACGCCTGGCAATCCGGCCGGCTGGGATCAGATCCCGCGCCTAGGCCCGAACCCGTGGTCCTGGCGCCTGTCAGTGTTCGGCGCGCGTCATTCGACCGTGAACGTCGCCGGCGCCGCGTTCCCGAACCCGCAGGACACCGCCGCCGCGGCCGGCCTCGTCGGGACATACCGCAAAGTCCGCGGCGATGGCGCCTGGCACGAACTGTCGAACACGGTCGCCGCGAATGCGACCCAGGTCGACGCCTGGCTGGGTGTCACTGTGACCGTTCAGCCGGCGTCGTGGCTTTACCCTGGCCCTGGGGAACTGCCGAACCCGACGACGACCTGGGCTCAAATGCCTGTCGCCTGGGCCGACTACGGCCCGACCTACCTGGACGAGCTCGAACTGTGGGCGCCGGCTGGCGGGACGGTCCGCGACGCGCTTGTGTTCGCCGGCCGGATCACTGACCTACAGGCCCGCGTCGTCGACGGCGACGGGACTGTTCGGGTCGAAGTGACCGCCGTCGATCAGCTGGCAGACCTGGAGAACAGGTTTGTCGGCGACGAACCCTGGATCGCTGAACCGCTGGCCGCACGCGTGAACAGGATCGTCGCCGCGTCAGGCGCCGGCGTCACTGTCAGGATCGACGACCCGCTGGGAACGTTTCAGGTTTCCTGGCGTGACGTCGACAATCAGGGCGCCGGCGCCCTGCTGGCTGAACTGGCCGCTTCGGTCGACGGCGTTCTGTGGTCAGCGACGCACGCGACGACCGGCCCTTACCTGTGGTTTGAGAACATGACACATCGCGCCCAGGTCGGCGTGCTCGAGCTCGTCGACGGGATCGTGACGATCGTCGTCGACTCAGGGCGCGCGCCAGGGCGCACCGTACTGGATGGGTGTCAGATCCCGACCGAAGCCCTGACCTGGATCCGTGACGTAACTGACGTCGTGACCCGCGTCGACCTGACCTGGCTGGAACAGCTGACGACCGAAGGGCTGCCGACGCCGACCGAACGAAACGTCCGCGTCCTGGACGCGGCTGCTGAGCAGACTTACGGCGTGCGACGAATGGGTGTCACGACCCAGCTGACGAGCTCGGCGAACGCTGTCGACGTCGGCGACCGGATCCTGGCCCGAACCCGACAGCCACAGGGACGGATCGACGGCCTGACCTGGGATCTGGGCCTGTTCGAGCAGCCGGCCGGCGAACCGACCGCGGCCGCGCTGGATCTGCTGGACGGGACGATCCGCGTCGGCCGCGGCGTGATCGTCGAACAGGCCGCGCTTTGGCCTGGCGGCGAAACGATCGGCGTTTACCTGGATGGCGGTCGGTACACGTTCGACGAGCTCGGCTGGACGCTCGGCCTCGTCGGGACACCGCTGGCTGGGATCGGCGAATCGGCCGAATGGAACGACCTGGATCCGACCTGGACCTGGCTGCAGATCGACCCGACCCTGGAATGGCCCGACCTGTACGGCGTGGCTGGCCCACTAGCCCGCGAAGGGATGAACGACTATGGGAACAACTAGCCCGCTGGCTTTCCCCTATCCCGAACCGACCGACCCGATCGCCCAGGGCGCCGACGCGATCAAGAACCTGGCGAACGCGATCGACGACGCGCTGGGCGACGCCTGGGTAATCCTGTCGCTGGGCTCAGGGATCAGTGTCGCGTCGGGCTACCCCGCGCCGGCCGTTCGCAAAGTAACGCCCTGGTGCGCTGTAGTCCGCGGCGCCGTGACGAGCTCGGCGGCGATATCTGCTCAGGCGACGATCGCGACGATCCCAGCTGGCCCGCTACGGCCGATCGCCACAAACTCGTCTTTCATTTGGAGCTCGAATCAAGGGACTGGCGGCGCCGCTGGATCCGCTGTGTACCGCGGCGTCGTCACGAGCAGCGGAACGATCCTGCTACAGCCAAGCTCGGCGACCGTGAACGTCGGAACGATCCTGGGATTCGACGGCGTGATCTACAGCCTGACCGCGTGAACCGAAGGGAACGACTATGGGCTACTGGGAACAGTCACAGCTGGCGATCGACGCTGACTTCGCTGCCCGCGTGATCGCCTGCTCGTCGACCGAAGGGTTCGACGATCCCGAAGGCTGGGCCTGGCGGCACCGCTACGACCTGGCCGCGTCACCTGGGTTCGCTGACGCCTATTCGTCGGCGATCGCCGGCGACGTCGCGAACCCTGGCCGCGACCCTGCGGTAATCAGCGACGCTCAGATCCTGTCCGCTGTCCAGGCGATCGGCCCTGACGCCGGCGCCGAGCTCGAGGGCGACGCCGCGCCGTGAACGTGTTCGGCGACTCAGATCCTGAGGACGCCTGGCAGATCGACGACCCGATCCCTGTCCTGATCGACAATCTGGCCCGACGTCTGCAGATCCTGGATCCGGCCTGGCGCCTGCTTCGCTGGGGCGACGAGCTCGAACAGATCAGCATTCTGAAACGTGTCCTGGGTCGGGTTCGCGGCCGCGTCGACGTCGATCAGGACTGGCGGGTCGATCTGATCGCCGAACACGTTCAGGTCGTGCTCGAACGGATCGGCGCCGGTAATGGGTGACAGGTACCTGACCGATCTGGCGACCGTGCTGCGGGACGCTGGGCTCGAGGTCGTCGAACTGGACGGCTGGAAATCCCGTGCTCGAGGGTCTGGCGGCTACGACGCCGGCGCGCCGTCAGTCGTAATGGTGCATCACACAGCTTCGCCGCCGAGCTCGTCGGGTCGACCCGACGCTGAGTATTGCGCGCTGTACGACGACGACGCGCCGCTGTCGAACCTGTGCCTTGATCGCGACGGGATCTGGTGGATCCTGGCCGCTGGCGCGACGAACACGAACGGCGCCGGTGGCCCGCTGTACGGGGTACCGAAGGACGCGATGAACACCGCCGCTATCGGCGTCGAAGCGAACGGCGGACTAGGCGATCCCTGGCCTGAACGTCAGACGTCCAGCTACGTCGCCGGCGTCGCCGCGCTACGCCGCGCCTATGGGATCGCCGACGTCGCTGGACACTTTGAATGGGCGCCGACCCGCAAAGTCGACCCAGCTGGCCCGTCGCCGTGGTGCTCGAGCTCGGCGTCCTGGGACATGAACGCTTTCCGCGCCGACGTCGACCGCTACCTGACCGAAGGGACCGATATGCCGCTATCTGACGACGACGTTCAGCGGATCGCGAAGGCGGTCTGGAACTTCAAGATCGATCTACCTGGCCCAGATTCGAGCTCGAAAGCGGCGTCCTGGTTCGTTCGGAAGATCCAGGGCACTCTCAGGCATTACCTGGGCGGCTGGGATGACGACTGGACGCCGCCGTCCCAGACGACGCTCGGCCGGATCGATCAGAACACGCGCTGATCGCTGTGATCGTCGGCGCCGACTGGACGTCGGCGTCAGTCGCCGGCGCGTTCGTGCTCGGCGCCGTGTTCGGCGTGATCGTCGCCGTACGACTCGTCGCCGTGCTGCTCGAGGTCGCCGTGAAACTGCGCGACCGGCTGACCGAGAACCGGAAATCTGATCGAAACCATTGACGCCGAGCTCGAACACGGTCTGTAATCGCGCCCCTTGAACTAGCTGTGTCACAAGGGGCCGCCGATGTAGGGCGACGACCCAGAACGTGACATAACGCGCGACGACTGGGGGCTACGTGACCTGGGGCACTTCACAGAACAGCGATTATGGGCGCTCGAGCTCGGCGACGTCTGTACCGCAGTCGCCCATAATCCCCGATCCGCCGCCGTCCGTCCGTCGTGCCGAGTTAGAAGCGCGGGCCGCGCTGGAAGCACGCGACCCCGATGCGTGGGAACTGGTCCGCGCCGCGCACGCCCGTCGCAAGATGGCCGAGCAGACGGCGCCACGTCGCCGGCTGGGGTCGCGACTGATCGGGCGATGTTCCTGCGGCCGGCCTGGCGTCGTCCAGATCGGCCTGATCGCCGGCGCCGGCGATCGGTCGTTCTGTATTCGTCACCTGGCAGGCGCGCTGCAGGCGATCGTATTCCTGCTGGACTCAGGCGCCGACGAGCTCGAAGGCGACGAACAGTGATCGCCACCGCATCCGATCTGATCGTCGTCGCCGTCCTGTTCGCCGGCGTCGCCCTGATCCTGCTACCGCGCCATATCAGGCGCCCCAGACGATCGACGCCGGATCGTCTGAGCTCGCGCACGATGGCGCGGTATCGCGACGAGGACGGCGCGAAGTGAACCCGCGTCGCGACAGGCTGGGCGACGCGCGGCGTCGCTTCGATATGGCGCTGAAACGCTGTCGAACGCTGACCGCGGCCCGCGTCCTGCTGTACCTGCACAAGCTCGAACGTCGTCACGACCGGATCACGCCGTCGCGCGCCCAGATCGCTGCCGGCGTCGGCCGTTGTGAACGATCCGTGACAAGGGCGATCGCCGAGCTCGAAACGGCCGGCGCCGTTCGGGTCTGGCGCGATCGACCGTTCAAACGCCGGAATGGCAGCTACACGCGAGGGCGCACGAACCTGTACCGGCTGACCTGGCCCGCGAAATCCCAGGTCGTACCGACGGGACACGCGGGTCACGCCTTAGCACCTTCGGTAGCTGTAGTACCTGTCGGGTCGGCCGATTCGGCGCCGGCGACCCTGTTCGACGTCGCCGCGCCGGCGATCGAAGTACCTTCGGCGCCGCCCTGGATCGCCGAAGGGATCAGCCGTCAGTCCTGGCTGGCCCGATTCGCGACCTGAACCGATCCAGTATCTACTAGGGGTGTCAGAACTAGGCTGGGCCTGTGGACAACCGCGTCGTCCCACCGCACGGGACCAGGGCTAGATACGGTCACAGGGATCAGTCGCTGCGGTGCCGCTGTGCTGATTGCTGTCGGGCGAACACGCGCTATCAGCGGATCTACAGGGCTACAGGACCGACGACCTACAGTCGGCGCCCTGACGGCGCGCTGCAGCTGCGGATCAGGCTGGATGGCGCGACCGGCCTATAACGACCCTGAGTATCGGCGCGCCGTGCTCGAGCTCAGGCGTCAGCCGGCGCGCTGTGCTTGTCATCGGCTGGCGACGACGATCGATCACGACCCACCGCTGGCCCTACATACCCACAGGCGCGGTTCAGGCTGCTGTGTGCTTCGGCCGGCCTGTCAAGCTTGCAACCTGGGCGCCGGATCGTCGATCGCTGCCGCCCGTCGACGAGCTCGGCGCCCTGGCGCGTCGCGCCTGTGGTAGCTAGTTCCCACAGGCGCGACGCGCCCTGATCTACGATCGGCGCCGTGACCGAAGTTCAGGGATGGTTCCTGGTCGTCGAAGTCGGCGTCATCGCCCTGGCCTACCTGGCGGGCCTAGTTCGCCGGCCGTGAATGCGGCGCCCTGTTCAGACGTCGCTGTGGCCTGAGGTCGTCGCCGACCGGCCGATCGGCCCGATCGTCGGATCCGTGCAACAGGGCTCGAACGCTGACCTGATCGCGACGATCGCGCCGCTGTACCTGACCGGCGAAGTATGCGACCTGACCTACGGCCTGGGTCGATGGTGGGACCGCTACCGGCCGGCCGGCCTCGTCTGTCACGACCTGGATCCTGACAAGGGCGACGGCGTTGATTTCACCGCCCTACCTGAACCCGACGACAGCTATGACGCTGTGACGTTCGACCCGCCGTACGTCCCTGCTGGCGGGTATCTGACGTCGACCCGACGCCTGGACTACCGCGACAGGTTCGGCCTGATCCAGCGATCCCAGGCCGAGCTCGTCGACCTGTGGCGCGCCGGCCTGACCGAAGCGGCCCGCGTCAGCCGACGCTGGGTGCTCGTCAAGTGTGGCGACTACGTGTCAGGGACCGCCCTGGTCCTGGGTCACCGCGTCATGCTGGACCTGGCTGACGAGCTCGGCCTGATCTGCTGGGATCTGATCGTTCACTGGTCAGGCTCGGGGCCTGGCGGACACAACATCGTCGACGTGCTTCGAGCTCGGCGACAGCACAGCTACCTGTTAGTGCTGCGGCACAGGGGACCGCGCTCAGGCGTGCCGCACCGCTGACGCCGGCCGGCGCACCACCGGTAGTGGCTCGGTGTCGTGTGGTCGCAGCATCGGTGGCGTTGTATCGGACCGAACTTGTACCCCTTGACGCGGTTCCGGATCGACCATGCGAGGAACCGCGGGTGTCGAATCAGTCGGCGCGCACGTCGCAATCGGAGGGAATCCATTCAGTGTCCCTTCTTGCTGCCTGACGAGGGATCGGCCGGCGCCCGGCGGCGTCGGGATTGTAGCGAAGGGGTGCGCGCCTGAGCTCGGCCGCTCGGTCGTCGTGCTCGAAGCTCGTCGACGGCGCCGAGCTCGGCCGGCCGGCCGGTCGTTTGACGCCGAGCTCGTCCTGGGACGCCTGCGCCTGAGCTCGGCCGCTCGGTCGTCGTGCTCGAAGCTCGTCGACGGCGCCGAGCTCGGCCGGCCGGCCGGTCGTTTGACGCCGAGCTCGTCAGGGACGCCTG